AACCGCCTCGCCCGGGAAGGGGACACCGACGCCGGGGAGGGCTGATGCTCGACGCGCTGCCCTTGTCCCGGAAGCAGATCCGCTCCGTCGCGGACGCGACGGCGCGCATCAACGTGTGGCACGGCGCCGTCCGGTCCGGGAAGACGATCGCGTCGCTGGTCGCGTTCCTGATCGCCGTGGCCGCGGCCCCCTCGTCCGGCCTGATCGTCATCGTCGGACGCACGCTCCAGACCATCGAGCGGAACCTGATTGACCCGCTCCAAGATGAGGCCCTGTTCGGCCCCGTCGCCCGGCTCGTCACCCACACCCGCGGCGCGACCACGGCGACGATCCTCGGCCGCGAGATCCACCTCATCGGCGCGTCCGACGCCCGGGCAGAGGGCCGGCTGCGCGGCGCGACGGTCTACCTGGCCTACGTCGACGAGGCCACCCTCGTCCCCCGCGGGTTCTTCAACCAGCTCCTCGCCCGCCTTAGCGTGCCGGGCGCGCGGCTGCTCGCGACGACCAACCCGGACAACCCCGGGCACTGGCTCAAGCGGGACTTCCTCGAACGCGCCGGCGAGCTGAACCTACGCAGCTGGCACTTCCGCCTCGACGACAACCCGGCCTTGGACCCCGCGTACGTCGCGTCCCTGAAGCGCGAGTACGTCGGCCTGTGGTACCGCCGCTTCATCACCGGCGCGTGGGTGCAGTCCGAGGGCGCGATCTACGAGATGTTCGACCAGGCCCGCCACGTCGTGGACGAGGTGCCCCTCATCGCACGGTGGCTGTGCGACTCGATCGACTACGGCACGGTCAACCCGTTCGCGGACCTGCTGATCGGGCTCGGGACGGACCAGCGGCTCTACGCCGTCGCCGAGTACCGGCACGACTCCCGCGCCGCGCGGCGGCAGATGACGGACGGCGAGTACGCCGCGGCGCGCCGCCGGTGGCTGGCCGGGGTGATGCAGCCGCAGACGAACGTGGTCGGCGTCCACCCGGAGTGGACGGTGGTCGACCCCTCGGCCGCCTCGTTCATCGAGCAGCTGTTCCGTGACGGGATCAGCTCGGTGACGCCCGCCGACAACGCCGTGCTGGACGGTATCCGGCAGATCGCGACACTGCTCGCCGCTGACCGGCTCCGCATCCACAGCTCGTGCCGCGGGCTGATCGACGAACTCCCGGGCTACAGCTGGGATGACGACGCCGCGGCCAAGGGCGAGGACAAGCCCATCAAGCAGGATGACCACTCCTGTGATGCGCTCCGGTACGGGGTGCGCACGACCGAGGCTCTGTGGCGGCCGCACATCCCGACTCTCCTGGAGGTGGCCGCGTAATGCCTCTGCCCCCGGCTGGCACGAAGTGGCCGCCCACCGACACCGTTGTGCAGTGCGCGCTCGCCGACTGGGACGCCTGGTACTCCGCCGAGCCCGACCGCCTCGTCGAGCGGTACTCCAACCGCGGGATCCGGGAGCTGCCCGAGGACCGCCCCAGCCAGTACCGCGGGGGCGTGTGGGGCCGCCTCGCGCGGTGGTGGTGGGGCACCCCGACCCCGGTCGGCGCGAAGAGGGCGAAGATTCACATCCCGTTGGCCGGGGACATCGCGCGCACCAGCTCGGACCTGTTGTTCTCCGAGCCGCCGTCCCTCACCGTCGACCACACCGGCACGCAGGACGCCCTCGCCGAGTTCGTCGAGGACGGGCTGCACGTCGCGCTGATGGAGGGCGGCGAGGTGTGCGGCGCGCTCGGCGGTGTCGGGCTGCGCGTCGTGTGGGACGAGGAGGTCTCCGACCGGCCGTGGATCTCGGCCGTGCACGCCGACGCGATCGTGCCGGAGTTCCGGTACGGCCGGCTGCGCGCCATGACGATATGGACTGTCGTCGAGACCGACGGTCGCACGATCTGGCGGCACCTGGAGCGGCACGAGCGCGGGGTGATCCTGCACGGCCTGTACAAGGGCAACGCGTCGGACCTCGGGAAGGTCATGGCGCTGGACGCGCACGAGGCGACCCGCGGTCTGAAGCCCGTGGTCGAGACCGGCGCGCCGGAGCATCTGACCGCGGTCTACGTGCCGAACGTGCGCCCGGCCCGGGCGTGGCGGCACATCCCGTCGGCGGCGCACCTCGGGCAGTCCGATTTCCAGGGCATCGAGGGCATCATGGACGCCCTGGACGAGGCGTACACGTCGTGGATGCGAGACATCCGGCTCGGCAAAGGCCGGATCACCGTCCCGAACGCCTACCTGGAGTCCAACGGCCCCGGCCAGGGCGGCTCGTGGAACGAGGACCAGGAGGTCTACGCCGGGCTCGACATGCTGCCCCGCCCCGGCGACCCCGCCGCGCTGACCGTCAGCCAGTTCGCGATCCGGGTCGCCGAGCACCGCGACACCTGCCAGGCCCTCGTTGAGCAGGCCGTCCGGCAGGCCGGCTACTCGGCGGCGACGTTCGGCGCGGACGCCGACGGCAGCGCCGTCACGGCGACGGAGATCCGCGCCCGGCAGCGCAGGAGCATGACGACCAGGGCGCGGAAGGCGCTGTACTGGGGGCCCGGGCTGGCGGACATCACCGAGGCGTGGTTGGCGGTGTGCGCGGGCGACCTGTTCCGCGTGCCGGACATCGAGGTCGAGCGGCCGGAGGTCGAGTTCCAGGACTCCATCAGCGAGTCAGCGCAGGAGCGCGCCGAGACCTCGGACGCGCTGCGCCGCGCCGAGGCCGCGTCCACGGAGACGTTGGTTCGAATGAACCACCCCGACTGGGACGACACCGCGGTCGCCGAGGAGGTCGACCGGATCCACGCCGAGTCCGGGCGCGCAGTGTCCGACCCCGAGCGCGCCGGCCGCGATACCCCGCTCCCGCCCGGCGCCGGGCCGGACGAGGGCGACGGCCAGGAGGACGGCGACGGCCCGCCTGCCGGCGAGGAGCCCGAGCCGGAGGAGTAGGCCATGCCGGTGTCACCGTCGATGGCCGAGAACCTCGCCCGCATGGTGTCGCAGCTGTACGAGAACGCCGAGGCGTCGCTGCTGGGCATCCTCGCGGACGCGCTCGCCCGCGGGTGGGAGGCGCCGAACTGGGTGCAGCGCAAGCTCGCCGCCATCACCACGCTGCGCACCGCCGTGACGGACGTGCTCGGCGCGCTCCAGACCGACGCCGACGGCGCCGTCCGCCAGGCCCTCGCCGCCGCCTACGAACGCGGGCAGCAGGCGGCCGTGGCCGAGCTGGGGGCGATCCGCCAGCCGCAGGCCCTCGAACCCCGCGCCACCCCGGGTGAGCCCGTCGTGGACCGCCTCGCCCGCGCGGTGCTGGACGACCTGCGGACACCAGAGCTGGGCATCCTGCGGCAGACCACGGACGTCTACCGCGCGGTCGTCGCGGGAGCGGCCGGTGACCCGGCCCTCGGCATCGGCACCCGCCGCCGGGCCGCGCAGCGGGCCCTCGACCAGTTCGCGGGCCGCGGGATCACCGGCTTCGTGGACCGCGCCGGCCGGAGCTGGGACCTCGTGTCCTACGCCGAGATGGCCACCCGCAGCGTGCTCGGCCGCGCCGCGATCGAGGCACACACCGACCGCCTCGGCGCCGCCGGGGTAGACCTGGTCATCGTCTCGGACTCGCCCGAGGAGTGCCCGCGCTGTCGCCCTTGGGAGCGCAAGGTGTTGCGGCGCGAGGGCCCGGACGGCGCCGGCACGGTCGATGTCGAGCACGCCACGGAGGACGGCCGCACGGTGTCCGTCCGCGTCGCCGGGAGCCTGCCCGAGGCGCGCCGCGATGGGCTGATGCACCCGAACTGCCGGCACACCGTCAGCGCGTACCTGCCCGGCGTCACGAAGACCCCGCCGAAGCAGGAAGACCGCGCGAGCTACGAGACGACCCAGAAGCAGCGCTACCTCGAACGCCAGGTGCGGGCGTGGAAGCGCCGGGCCGCGGCTGCCCTGGACGACGACGCTCGCCGCACGGCGAACGCCCGAGTCCGCGGCTACCAGGCCCGCATCCGCGAGCTGACCCAGGAGACCGGGCTGCCGCGGAAGTCGCACCGCGAGCAGCTCAACACCTCGCGGTGACCACCCTGCCCGAGCAGCCGCACGGCAGCCCGGGCGACCCGAAACGGGAGACCAGATGCACACCCATCAGCTCCGGCACGGGCCGGGCGCGATCCTCGGGCACCGGCGTGACGGCCGCCCGATCTACATCATCGCGGGGGGCAGCACCCCCGCCGAGCCGGCTGCGCCCCCTGCGGACCCGCCGGCTGGCGACCCCGCGCCGACGCCCCAGCCTCCGGCCGCGCCCCCCGCGCCCGCGCCTGCGGGCGACGGAGACACCGACTGGAAGGCCATGGCCCGCCAGTGGGAGAAGCGCGCCAAGGAGAACGGCAAGGCGGCCGACGAGCTGGAGAAGCTCCGCAAGGCGTCCATGACCGAGCAGGAGAAGGCCGTTGCCGAGGCCGAGGCGAAGGGCCGCACGGCCGCCGCCGCGGACTACGGCCGCAAGCTCGCCGCCGCCGAGATGCGCGCCGCCGCCGCGGCCGCGGGCGTGGACCTCAGCGAGATCGCCGACCTCATCGACGTCAGCCGCTTCGTCGGCGACGACGGCGAGGTCGACGCCAAGGCGATCAAGGCCGCCGTCGCGAAGTTCTCCAAGCTCTCCCCCGCGAAGGGGCCCGGCCGCTCCGGCGGCGACCACACCGGCGGCTCCGGCGACGGACCCGCCTCCCTCGACAAGCAGATCGCCGACGCCGAAGCCCGCCGGGCGTGGCCCGAGGTGATCCGACTCAAGCGGCAGCGCGCCGCACAGACCACGTAAGGAGTAGCCATGGCCGGCGTCACCGGAATGGGCACTACGTTCAACCTCCCCAACTACGTGAACGAGTTGTTCGCGATCACTCCGGAGGACACTCCGCTGCTGTCGGCCATCGGTGGCCTCACGGGCGGTGGCATGACCACCGGCATCGAGTTCGAGTGGCAGACCTACGACCTGCGGGACCCCGGCCAGCGGGTGCAGGTCGAGGGCGCGACCGCCCCGACGGCCGAGGAGCGCGTCCGCGCCAACGTCCGCAACGTGCTCCAGATCCACCAGTCCAAGGTCAGCGTGTCGTACACCAAGCAGGCGGCCGTCTCGCAGCTCGCGACGCCGTCCAGCGCCCCGTACCGGGGAGCGCCGGGGACCAACCCGGTGACCGACGAACTCGACTGGCAGCTCGCGCAGGAACTCAAGAGCATCGCGCTCGATGTGAACTGGAGCTTCTGGAACGGTCTCTACTCGAACCCGACCACCAACGCGACTGCGCGGAAGACGCGCGGGCTGCTCCAGGCGATCACCACGAACCGGATCGCCCACGGCACGACCGTGACCGGCGCGACGACCGCCACCGACACCGTGTCGGAGACCGGGCACGGGCTGTCCAACGGCGACAAGATCGTGTTCACGGACACCGGAGCGGCGACGAACATCGTGGCGGGTCGCGTGTACTTCGTCGTGTCGGCGGCCACAGACACGTTCAAGGTGGCAACCAGCTCGGGCGGCTCGGCGCTCACCCTCGGCACCGCGACCGTCGCGTACACCGAGCCGTGGTCCACCGCGCTCACGCCGACGCACCTGGACGAATTGCTCCAGCTCGCCTACGACAACGGCGGCATCTCCGAGCAGGAGACCGCCACGATCGGCGTGAACTCCCGGCAGAAGCGGGCGATCACCGCGGCGTACTCCGAGGCGTACGGAAAGGCCGTCCTGATCACCGAGTCGAACCGCACGGTCGGCGGTGTGGCCGTGCAGACCGTGGAGACCGACTTCGGCCGGATGAACATCATCCTGGACCGGCACATCCCGCAGGACACCATCGTGGTCATGTCGATGGAGCAGCTCCGACCGGTGTTCATGAACGTCCCGAACAAGGGGGCGTTCTTCGAGGAGGACCTCGCCAAGACCGGCGCCTCGGACGAGAAGCAGCTCTACGGCGAGATCGGCCTGGAATACGGGAACGAGCGCGCGCACGCGGTCATGACCGGGCTGGCGCTCTGACCCATGGCCACCTACGAGCGGTGCTCCGGGGAGCACGTGGCCGAGCGGGTGCGCCCGGCGGCCGGGAGCGAGGACGAAAAGCGGCTGGAGCGGCTGGTCTCGGAGGGCGCCGGCTGGCGCCGCGTCGAGCCTGCGGCTCCGGCCGCCGAGGAGCCCACGGCGCCGCCGGCACAGTCCGCGGCGAAGGCCGAGTGGGTGCGGTGGGCCGTCGTCTGCGGCGCCTCCACGGAGGAAGCCGAGGCGATGACGAAGGCCGACCTCATCGAGAAGTACGGCCAGAAGGGGGAGGACTGATGGCGCTCACGAGCGGGATCAGCGTCGCGGTCAACGCGACGCAGACCGAGACCTTGGACCTCGGCAGCGCGTCGGCGCCGGTGTCGATCCGCCGGGCGATGTCCCTGGTGGACGGCACCGGCGCCGGGCAGGCCGACCTCGTGTTCCACGACCGGCGCACGCTGTCCGCGTCCGGCACCGAGGATCTCGACCTCGCCGGGTCACTGGAGGACGCGTTCGGCGCGACCCTGACGTTCGCCCGGGTCAAGGCGATCTACGTCGGCGCCGCCGCGGCGAACACCAACCTGGTGCAGGTGACCCGACCGGCGAGTAACGGCCTGGCTCTGTTCCTCGCCGCGTCGGATGGGATCGCCGTGCGCCCTGGTGGCTTCTTCGCGTGGGGTGCGTCCGACGCCACGGGCGTGGCGGTCACCGCGGGCACCGGGGACCTGCTGACGTTCACCAACAGCGCCGGCAGCACGAGCGTCACGTACGACATCGTCATCATCGGCGCGAGCGCGTAGGGGGTGCCCGGTGGCGAGGATCTACGCCACGTCGGACGACTACGGCACGTTCACCGGGCAGACCCCGCCGGCCGACATCGACGCGCTGTTGGCCCGGGCCACGCGCCTCCTGGAGGCCCGCGTGTTCCGGCTGTGCTGGTACCGCGTGGACGAGGCCGGCCTGCCCTCGGAGACCGTCGTGTCCGAGGCGTTCCGCGACAGCGTGTGCGCTCAAGTGCAGTGGTGGGACGAGGTCGGTGACTCCATCGGCGCGGCCGGCGCAGGCTGGTCGTCCGTCAGCATCGGCTCGGCGTCGATGTCCCGCAGCAGCGGGGCGCCGGCCGGCGAGGACTCCCCCGCGCGGCAGATCGCGCCGCAGGTGTGGGACATCCTCCGCTCGCCCGACCTGACGCCGGATGTGCTCGGGCTCGGCACGGTGGTGACGCTGTGAGCGCCGTGCCGGGCTTCCTGCTGCGGCACACGGTGAGCATCGAGCCGCTGACCGGCCAGGGGCCGTACGGACCGGTATACGGCGACGCCGTGACGGTGCGGGGGTTCCTCGACCAGAACACGCGGATGGTGCGGAACCCGCAGGGCGAGGAGGTCACCTCGTCCAGCACGTTCTACTGCCGGCTCGCCACGGTCGCCCCACCGGGCTCCCGGGTGACGCTGGCGGACGAGCGCACGACGACCGTCATCGCCGCCCTGCCGAGGGACGTCAAGGGGCTCCCGACCCCCGATCACCTCGAACTACAGCTGGAGTAGGAGGCGGTCGTCATGGCGCAGCGGGCGCGGCTCACGTGGAACGGCGACCAGGCGGCCGGCGCGATCCGGGAGGCTGCGGCCCGCGGGCTGCTGCTCGGCGCTGAGCACGTCCTCGGCGTCAGCAACGACCGGGTGCCGCTGGACGAGGCCGAGTTGCAACGCTCGGGCACCGCCAGCGTGGACGAGCGCGACCTGACGGCGGCGATCAGCTACGACACGCCGTATGCCGTCCGCCAGCATGAAGAACTGGACTGGCAGCACGCGCCCGGGCGCCAGGCCAAGTACCTGGAGAGCGCGGTCAACGAGGAGCGGAACGAGGTCGCCGCGCTCGTCGCCGCGCAGATCCGGCGGCGGCTCCGGTGACCGGCTACACCAGGGCCCTG